ATGCTTGCTCAACAACACCGCAAGTATGGTAATAGGCTTTATTTTGGTTCAGATAGAGGCGTATTTTTGTTTGATGAAGGATACTCTGACAATGGAACACATATTTGCGGTGTTGTTGAGCAAGCATATAGCAATCTGGGTAGTCCCAATCTCAAACGCATTCAGCTTATTAATCCACGCACCAAGGCCATATCTCAGTTTGCGTTGGTAGTATATACCAACATGGACTTTGCCAACCAAAACAAATCTTATGCCGAAAACATCGGTGGCAGTGGTCTAACCAAGTGGAGCAACGCTCAATGGAGTGCAAAAAAATCTCCGATAGGCACCAAATGGGCCACACTCAAGGGCAAAATTCGCAGTCAATGGATTGGTAATTCTGCCACCGGTTTCAAGGCCAGTGTGGTGTTCAAAACCAAGACCAAAGGCAATAGCATAGAATGGTTCGATACAGGATTCAGATATGAGCAAGGAAACAGCATATTGTAAAGTTATTGCCGACACCAACAATCATATCACCGATTGGGTGTGCAGAGGGCTAAATATCGGCAACCAATGGCTCGGAGAACATCTGACCATTGGTTTTTTGTATCAAGGGCGCCTAATTGGAGGCCTTATATATCATGATATTCGCCCACATACAGATTTGTGGTGGACATTGTATACCACAGACAAAAGATGGTGTTCCAAACGGATATTGAAATTTATGTTTTCGGTAGCTTTCGAATATTTTGGTTGTCGAAGAATTTCTATGCAGACATTTCAATCCAACCACAAATGCCTGCGTTTGGCCAAACAATTGGGTTTTCAACAAGAAGGTTTGTTACAGCAGTTTGGAGACCAAGGACAAGATGTTATTATTATGGGTTTGTTAAAAAACAATTCACGTTACTAAAGGAGAAACTTATGTCAAAAAGCATTGGCAAATTTTTAGGAGCAGGCAGTGCTTCAACCAGTCCGTATGGTTCAGAAAAGAGCATATTAAGATATCTTAATAATTACGATACATCTCAGACAGACGCAGCCAACGCCAACATGGCAGCGCAAGCCAATATTCTTAGTTCAAACCTAAGCAATCGTCCGGATTATATCTATTCTGTATCTGGTTCTGACGAGGCCGCCAAAAGGGTTGAAAATGCCACATATCAGAACGCCATCAACAAAATCACACCTCAGTTTGAGGCCCAACGGCAAGCGCTGGAAAGCCGTTTGCAAAATCAAGGATTATCTGTTGGTAGCGCAGCTTATCAAAATGCCATGTCTAATTTATACACCCAACAAAATAATGCCTATCAACAAGCCGCATTTGACAGTATTAGCGCCGGTCAAAATGCTTACGCCAATTCTCTTAACAACCAGATTTCTGCTGCCAATTTTCAGAACAATGCCAGAAATTTACCCATCACAGAGATTATGAATTTGCTTCAAAACTCTAAGAGTGGCTACGATGTCAATATGGATAAATACGCAGTTCGCAACAAAATGGATGCCCGTATCAGCAAAAATACCACAGATAATACCAATGCTCAGCAAGATTTGGGATGGAATGTTATTAACTATGGAATGCGCACATTATTTTCCGATGCAGAGCTAAAAGAAAATATTATAGAAGTTGGTCGCCTCTACAATGGCTTAAAAGTATATCTATATACATATAAGGGAGAAACAACTCCGCAAATTGGGCTATTGGCTCAAGACGTTGCCACCCAAAATCCACAAGCTGTCTACATAGACGATAGTGGGTTTTTCAAAGTAAATTATGCATTGGCTTGTCAATAAATTTATATTTGACAGCCCTGCAAATATATTTATAATACAAACAGTTATTATAGATAGAAAGGAACACAAATGATTGTATTGATTGGAATGCTGCTGGGAACATTGGCCGTTATCGGCGTAATCCGTGCGATAGTCTTGTTTTTAATCAAAAAAATAGACAACAAACAACATTGGGTTGCGGCCAACTTTATCACGGCGTTACTGCGCACTATCGTTGCACTTTTTCAATTATGGGGCGCTCCATATATTCTTATCAATCTTTTGGTTGTTTTTGCAATTTATCTGTTGGAGCAAGTGGTTTGGTTTGTATATGATTTTATTCAATCAAAAAGGGATTTCAAACCAGCCAGTTGGGGGCTAATAATTTCCACCATTATCGGAGGCACATTGTGGTTGTTTGCATTGCGAATTGTTACCATGGCCGCCAGCAGTGCTATCATAGCCTCATAGTCTCTTACCATTTCATAACGAGCCCGTTGTTTTCAACGGGCTTTTTTGTTGTTTGGACAAAGATGAAGAATCAAATCATAATCAAGAGTACGGCATTTATTTTGGCTTTTTTGATTGTTGCCGCAATTTCGTTCAGCAATCCTCAGGCCTCTGTCACTATCGCCAAAGCATTTGTGCTTCTGCTGGAGTCAACATGGTAGTCAGATTTATATTCCTTTCACTGATAGTGGCTGTTTTAAGTTATGCCCTAGGGCGCTCTCATGCCCAAACACAAGAAACCGCAAAGCAAATAGAAATTATCAAATATGTACATACAAAAACATCAAAAATTCATGCTGCTCCTCATGCTGGCAGAGATATTTTGCTTGAACTCATGCGCAACAAAAAACTCTAATATATGTCCGACATATCCGATTGCCGGCCCTTTGGTCGCCAAAGAATTGGAACACCAAAATTTTTCCTCTTCGCCACATTTTTGGGAGTGGCTCGCACGTATTAACAAATTGCGTCAAGAACTGGAACTTTGTCATTAATTTTTTTATCAAGAAAGGAACAATAAAATGCCGTTCGACAGCGAAGGAATATTTACTCGTATCCACAATTGGGAAGATGACCGCATAAACGATATAGATATCGTTACAGATCATCATGATGCCGAAGATGATAATTTTGCCGAAGCCCTAAGCCAAACCTTTTTGCGAGATGGGCGTTCACCAATGAAAGGAGATATCAATGCCGCCGGTTTTCAGGTCAAAAACCTTGGAAACGGAACATCTTCAGCCGATGCCGTAAATCTGCATCAATTAAACAAATCTATTTCAGAACTACAACAAAATTTGCTCTCTGTTTATAATAATAGTTTTATTGTTGGAGATATCAAAGCTTCAACACACGCAGAGAATCATGGCAATTGGTTTTTGTGCAACGGCCAAGCCATAAGTCGCACGGAATTTCCACAATTATTTGCTATCATTGGCATAAATTTTGGAGCCGGTGATGGTACAACCACTTTTAATCTGCCGGATTATCGTGGCAAGTTTTTAAGAGGCTTAGGAGGCAACTCCGCATCAGACATTTATACAACACAAACAGAAAGTCTGCCAGACATTAACGGTAATATTTCTGGCGGTGTTGGCGATAATGCCACCGGCAATGGAGCTTTTGCACGCACAGGCACAGACACATCTAGTCGCAAAGTAGATGCTGTTGGAGATAGTAATGCTTATGCTGGTTTATTTAATTTTAGCGCATCTCGTTCCAACCCCATTTACAAGGGTACTCATGTAACCCCCATAAACCAAGCGATTAACTATTTTATCAAAGTAAAAGAGGAGAATTAATCCATGGCCGGAAGAATATATGCAGGAGCAGGTCTAATTGAAGTCCGCCAAGGTGATAGTTTCAATATCCGTTTTCAACTAAAACAAGGAACTCACCCTGTAGATTTACGCCAATCATCTATCAATATGGAAGTCAGGGACAAAGATGGAAAACTCATTTTTGCCAAGCAAGCAGACCCGATAGATGCACAAAAAGGGCAAATGCTTTTGAATATCACCCCCACAGACACCAATGTTCCAGCCGGAGAATATTATACAGACATCGAACTTCGTCTGCCCGATGGAAGCGTTAACACAATTTTTCCGGCACAACCAAATCAGGTTGCCACATTCAGAATAACCAAACAAATTACAAGGTAAAAGTCATGCAGACAATTATCACAAATATCAATAATTCTTCTAAATTAGAAGTTTTTTATCAAGATGAGGTGCAACTGGATATTAATATTGCTCTCACATACATCAAATCAGGTCAATCAGAGATAGCTGACTATATTGAGAATATCGGCAAACCGGAGCTTAACAACTATATCTCCAACTATGCCAAGCCAATCGTTTCAGAAGTTATAGACAATATAGCAACACCGATGGTCGATGAATATCTAAATTCCACTACCAAACCCAATATAGATGAATATGTAGCCAATCATCAAGCCAATTTTTCAAACGAAGCTTCTCAGATTACATCAGATTTTTCTGCTATGGCAGATAGTAAAATATCTCAAGTTCAAGAAGCCGCAGATGTCGCATCTTCTCAAGCTTCTATCGCCGGCAATCACGCAAACCTTGCTCAAAGTGCCTCTCAATCAGCTTCAAACAGCGCCCAACAAGCAATTGATGCCGCCGCAACATCAGATATAAACAAAGCATCTGCATCAGAAAGCGCCAATTTGGCTGCCCAATATCTGGCAGATATGCAACCGCAAAACTTTATAAACAAAACAGATGATGAGTCAATCAACGGTATAAAAACTTTTTTAGCTTCACCTCTTGTCCCTACCGCAGATACAAATAGCAATAACACATTGGTTGCTAATACATCTTGGGTTAATACATTTTGCAAAGTTAGCAACAAAACGGTTGTTGCCACATATCGCAACGGCAACAGCTGGTACCGCAAGTGGTCCGATGGTTGGATAGAGCAGGGCGGCACTGGACCCACCGGCAAAGGCACACATACCATAACTTTTCCAACTGCTTTCAGCACCACAACTTACACCTTCATAGCTCAAGCTATGGGAGCAAAATTTGGCGACTATTACTCTTGTATCACCAACCGCTCCACAACATCTATGACTCTTTCTGTCGGTTCTGAGTTTGCAAGCGGTTTCATATATTATTCCTGTGGTTTTTAGAAGGAGAAAAATATGTTTAAATTTGGTCAAAAACTAACTAGCGAAAATTATTCCGATGCCGCCACATGGTGCGCAGAAAACCAAGCAACCATAGAGCAACGTCCTGATGGTTATTACATTATAAGTCAACCTATAGCAAATTTAACCTATGTTGAACATCGTCTTTTATCATATCCGCCAATTCCGGAGCAATTGGATATGCTTTATTGGGATAAAATCAATGGCACCAATCTTTGGCAACAAACAATAAGCAACATCAAATCTTGCTTTCCCAAGGAATAAGCCATGATAGAAAAAATCAAATTTGCCTCGGGTCTGGTTGTTATTATCTTCTCATTTTGTAGCTTTATCCAAATTTTACTCACCCTAAATCCTCGGGTTACCAATCTGGAGAGCCGAATGGCCGGATGCGAACACAAAGTTTCAACCATTGAAATAAAGCTAGATACCCTTTTAGCACAAAGCACCGAGACTTGCAAAGACGTCAAAGACATATACCACCTCATACTGGAAAGACACCAATGATAGACATAAACCAAGCATCAGAACGTCTCCTTTTGCATGAAGGATTACGTCTGAAACCATATTATTGCACTGCCGGCAAACAAACCATAGGAGTTGGTCGTAATCTAGATGCCAACCCAATCTCTGATACGGAGGCCAAAGTTATCGGAGATTGGCATCATGGCATTACCAAATCGGCTGCCTTATATTTGTTACGCAATGATATCAAACGCACATTCAAAGATTGCAAGGAACATATATCTTTTTTTGATACTCTTGATTCTGAACGCCAATATGCTCTGTTGGATATGGCGTTTAACATGGGAATTGGCGGTTTGCTTAAGTTTAAGCAAATGCTCTCTTTTTTAGAATATGGAGAATATTCCAAAGCAGCATCTGAGTGTCTCAATAGTAATTATGCCAAAAAAACCGGATCCAGAGCCAAAAGGATAGCTCATTTGCTCCACACTGGTTGCTGGAAGATTTATATATAA